CCCAGATGTATCAGGATGCGGACCAGCGATACGACTTTGCTAAGGCTAACGAGTTGCTCAATCTGTACAAGGAGAGAGCTAACGTAGTCCAGCAGACCGCGGTTGTGGAGAAGCAATCACGCAAGAACGAAGTCAAGAAGGCCTCTACTGGCACGGCACGGTCGAACCCCGAAGGCGCTAGCCCGAAGAAAGTATACCGACGTCGTGACATAATCGAACTCATGAACTCTGATCCAAAGCGTTACGAGGCACTCATGCCTGAGATCATGAAGGCCTACGCTGAGGGAAGAGTTAAGTAATTAACCCTATCCTAGAAGGAATATTATCATGGCACTTGGTTCTAACCACGTCACCAACACCACGGCGGCTACGTTCATCCCAGAGATCTGGAGTGACGAGATCATCGCCTCTTACGAGAAGTCTCTCGTTGTCAAGCCTCTTGTCCGCGCTATGTCTATGGTTGGCAAGAAGGGCGACACTATCCACATCCCTAAGCCGGATCGTGGCGACGCGTCTGCTAAGACGGCTGAGACTCAGGTAACTTTGATCGCCGGTACTACCGACGAGTTGGTTGTTACTATCGACCAGCACTTCGAGTACTCACGTCTGATCGAAGACATCACCGACGTACAGGCTCTGAACAGCCTCCGTCGTTTCTACACCGAAGACGCTGGCTACGCGCTGGCAACTAAGGTTGACTCTGCTATCATCGCTGAGTCTGCTGGCTTCACTGCTCAGAAGAGCTTTGTTGCTGGTGGTCTTGAGGACGAGGCTGGCGCTACCACTACTGCGTTCAACGACGCAGGCTTCCGTGAGGCTATCCAGATCCTCGACGACAACAACGTCCCCGGCGACAGCCGTGTGTTCGTTATCCCGCCTGCAGTTAAGCGTGAGATGCTGGGTGTTTCTCAGTACATCTCTAGCGACTTCGTAACTGGTCAGCCCGTTGTTAACGGCAAGATCGGTTCGTTGTACGGCGTTGACATCTACGTATCTACTAACCTTGAGACCGCCGGCGGCGAGACCAAGTGTCTGTTGATGCACAAGGATGCTATCGTCTTCGCTGAGCAGTTGGGTGTTCGCACTCAGACTCAGTACAAGCAAGAGTTCCTTGCTGACCTGATGACTGCTGACACGCTGTACGGCACCGAGACTTACCGTCCGGAAGCTGGTGTTGTAGTAAGCGCGCTTGTCTAATATCTAGACACATAGGGGAAAGGCTACGGCCGAGTACCCTACTCACCCTTCGGGGAAGAGACTCATAGGAGACACTAATGGCTATCAACTACACCCCGCTTACGGACTTCCTGACTAAGGACACTCTCCCCAAGGAAGACCCGGATAAGGTTATCCTCGGCGCGGACTTCGACGCTGAGTTTAATGCTATCTCCACCGCCTTCTCAGGTGCGGCCCCTACTAACAACCCCGTCTTCACGGGTACGGCCACCTTCGACGGCGTCACTGTAAACACTGTAACTATTGGCTCGGCTACCCTAGGTAGTCTAGACATCAGCGGTAACGCCACGGTAGGCGGGACTCTGTCCGTAAACGGTACGGTTACATCTGGAGGCTCTGAGCTGACTACCTTAGATGACGTCACTAGCCTCATTGCTACCGCTGAGCTGGGCAGTATTGCGCGGCTAGAGGACCTGTCTGACGTATCTGTAGACTCTGTTGTAGATGGACAGTCTATTATATGGAACGACGCTAACGAAGAGTGGCAAGCCTCTACGCCTGCCCTTAGCACGCTGTCGGATGTAGATGTAACAGGCATTGAGGACGGTAGCTTTCTAGGCTACGACGCAGGGAACAGCGAGTGGGTTCCCACGGCAATCCCCGCGTCTACGTCCATCACAGCCGTAGCGTCAGGCGCTCTAACTAAGGACACGGGCGTTGTTCTAAACGAAGACAGCACTGCTAGTCAGGTATCACAAGATACGAGAGCCAGCGTAACCGGTGATGCAGTGGCCTATGGACCCGTTGGGGCATCAGGTATTCCACACCAAGCATGCGTCTACGACCCCGGCGCACAGCGACTGCTCGTAGCGTATAACGACGAAAGCGCTAGTGGACATGGGAAGCTTACACTCGGAACGGAAGCCAATGTGAACAATGCTCCCGGCTTTACGTTCGGCGGGGTGGTCACGTTTAACTCTAATGGCTACACTTCTGAGATCCGTGCAGTATACGACGCGAGTTCCGGTAAGTGTGTCATCGTGTACAGAGATAATACCATCGGCGATCTAAAGGCTGTCGTTGTCACAATCACCGGAGACACTATCTCTTTAGGCACTCCGGTAACATTCGCCGCCGAGGGGAGTGAGATAGCGGCATGCGCTGATTCCACCAATGGGGGGATTGCCGTTGCGTGGAAACAGAACTTCCCAACCGGCTCGGGCTTTGTTAAGTTCGGACAGGTTAGCGGCACAAGCATCACCTTCGGCGTGGCTACTGCGTTTACTACTGGAGCAACTGAAGCACTGTCAGTAGGGCATGATCCGTCTACGAACTCTATACTAGTGGTGCGCAGACAAGACAATAACAGCTTGTACGTTAGCGCCAGCGCCGCCAGACTAGTCGGCACAGCTTACGAGTTTGGTCAGATGGCGACGCTTGCATCAAACATAACGCAGAGCAGTTCTATAGTGTATGATCCCATTCAGTCGCTCTTCTATGTGGCTTACCAGAATAACAACGACCACCCGACGATCCGTATCGTCAGGGTAAACGATTCGGGAGTAAACCGAGAGGTCTCCGTAGACTGGAGTGAGGTCGTGTCGGCCAATGCTATGGTTGACTACGAGCTAGCTTGGGATGAAGAGGCTCAGAACGCTGTTCTTAATATGAGAACGGAGGGCAACTTCCAGATATACGCAAGCAACTTTAGGAAGAACCCCCTCTCTAACAATCTAACCGACGTCGCGAACCGTCAGGTCTACGGTAACGGAGAGAACGCTAGTATCTGTTCTTGGGAGGCCGACGGCGGGGTGGTGTTTATATACTCCGACCGCGTAACTGACGGCGGGAAGTGTGCGGTTGTGCAGGTATCGTACTCTCGGTACAACCTATCGGAACGCTTTGTAGGGTTCGCTGACGCCGACTACACCGACGGGCAGACGGCGACTATCCAGACTATGGGGTCTCTTGTAGAGCTTCCAAGTTCTTTGCTTGATGATCCGCTTGATCCGGGCCGAACATGTAACATTAAGCGGACCGGCAAGGTCGGAAACGGCGCGCCCAACTCTGCCGAAGAATTAGCGGGGCAGGCAGTTACCCCCTCCTCCATTATAGTCAAAGGGACAGCATAATGAAGACTATTGTAGAAACAGCGACGGGTCTGTCCAAGTACCTACTGGAAGACGACGCCGTGGTTACGATGTTTCCTAACCGCGTAGAAGTAGACTCCAGCATACCTAATGTTATCTTTGATCTATCGGAAGACACGGCTACGCTCTACGAGGGCGTCACTGACGTACCATCCGACTGGGCAGGTAACGTCTATATCTATGACGGCACAACGTGGGCCACGGTAGAGGCCGTAGAAGCCACTCAGAGACGCGCCATCATGGCCTGTACCCCACGTCAGGCTCGCTTGGCATTGTCCTCAGCGGGCTTGTACGAGGCTGTACAGACGTCTGTAGCCGCAGTGGGCGATCAGGCACGGATTGAGTGGGAGTATGCCAATACAGTTGAGCGTACGAGTCCAGTTATAGCAGAGCTTCAAGAAGGATTAGGCCTAACGGACGAAGACCTCGACAACTTGTTCGCTCTGGCGGTAACTCTGTGAGGACTTGGGACGCAGAGGCTGGGGGCTGGCGAGTACAGATCCCCGGCACTAACAGAACCTACCTCTCCAACTCGGACGAGGGCAGGGCCTTGGAGAGCGCGTTCGAGCAACAGGCGCAGGCAAGGCGGGACGCTCACTTCGCTAACGTGGGCAACTGGCAACAGTACGAAGGCGAGACACTGGAGGACTTCACTAGTGCTCTTAACCAAGACCCCTTCTTCGCCGCCCGTCTGCCCCACTACGCCCGCGATGTAATGAACGGCGATACGTATGGCTACAACATGGAGTTCCAGCTATCGAACGCCAACACAGCCAAAGGGCATGAGCTGACCAATCGCTACATTGCTCTGCTGAACCAAGGCTACACTGATCAGGAGATCATGGGCGCAGGCTACGGCAACGACGGCTCTTCGTACGCGAACGTTGATAACACGCCAGCGGTTGACATGTCGAACTACACGCCTCTAGATGTAGGAACAGGGTTCTTAGGAGGCTACAACGCCGAGCGGTTCGGTGCAGATCCTAGCAAGCCCTACGTCCCAGACAGGGATAAGAGCAACAGGACCAGCATTGCGTCGCTGTTCGAGGAGATGAAAGACTATGAGTAATCCCCTCAGTAATCCCCTGCTGGAAAGCGGCCTAAGCCAGTTCGACGGCTCCGTTGATCTGGACGCGTTGCAGGGGTTTCACGACCCCGGCTTCAACGACCAGAACGGCGACGGTGTGCCGGACCACTACAACCAAGAGTTGGCTCCTTTGCACACTAATCACCGTGGCTACATCGGCGAGGATGGTGCAATCTACCGTAAGGAATTGAGCGTTAGTCCGGACGGCGAGGTAACCCGAGAGTACACGGACGAGCGCCTGTACTTCTGGACCCCGCCGCAGGAGCTGGGCGACGCGCCTAACGACCCGTCCGCACAAGAGCAGGCGATGGCCGGACCTAAGGGATTCGGGGCCGCTGGCCTGTACACTGAGGCAGAGATCAAAGAGGCGTGGGCCGCTGACGAGGGCATGGGCTACCTCAAGGAGCATACCGATTGGGACTCGTACTGGAACTTCGTTCAGAAGACTACGGACCTGTTCACTGATCCTACGTACAACGACATGACCGACGGCAACATGACCGTGGGCAACTTCCAAGACAGCCCCGAGTACATGGCATTGCTGGAAGAGTCCGGCATACCTACGCAGTACATCAACGACGACGGTGACGTGTTCAACTTCAACGGGACCACGTACGTCAAGGACTACAAGACCGACGACAGCATCGGCGTAGACGTCATCAACAGCGCATTCCTAGGTATCATAGGCTCTGTCGTTGCTGGCCCGTTAGTAGCCGGCGCTTTAGCAGGCACGGGAATGAGCGCGGCGGCGGCTAAGGCCGCGTCATCTGCCATCATGAGCTTGGCACAGGATGCTATGACCACTGGTGATCTTAGCTTTGGCGATGCCTTGATGTCGGCCGGTATGTCCTACTTGGGCGAGAGCTTTACAGGGTCGTTTGAGGATTCCCTCGTAGACGCTGTAGACAAGAGCGAGCAGATACGTAACGGACTCCTTGAGAAGTTCGCTGAAGCTGGCGTCGATCCTAATAGCGCGGCAGGTGCGGAGTTGTTCGAGAAGCTAATGAACCAGTACGAGACTCTGGATACTGCTCAGCAAGTAGGCGGTACTGTGTCGGACATCGTGAGCTCCGTGTGGGACGCGTACAACGAGAATGATGACTACAACGTAGACTACGGCGGCGCTGATCCTGACAATACGGACATCATCAACAACGGCACACAGAACGAGGATGATGAGTTCGAGGAGGACTTCGGCGTAGACACTGACATTGAGATGCCCACTATTACTCCTAACGTCGAGGACGTAGAAGGCGGCGGCGGCAGTAGCGGCGGCGGCGACACAGGTGGAGACGCAGGTGGAGACACAGGTGGTGACGTTACCGGCGGTGACGTTACAGGCGGCGACACAACCACACAAGGACAGTACGAAGTAATCAGCAGGAACCCCGACGGAACCGTAACTGTCCGAGACAACGTAGACGGGGACGTCTGGATCTTGGAAGGCGACTACGCTGTCGGTGACTTCGTGCCGGAAGAAGGCATGGTAGATGCTGTCGGAGCTGAGGGCGAGTTAGAGGGCGGCGAAGTTAACACAGACTCTGACGTAGACGTAGACGTGAACAACCCCATCACCAACTCTCAGATAGACATCCTGATAGACAGAGGGATGACTCAAGAACAGGCCGAAGCTAACCAAGAGTCTGCCATCAACCAAGGCGCTGACGCTAATGGTGACGGCATGGTGACGGACGAAGAGTGGACCGAGCACACGGGAGGAGACGGTGATTCAACAATGGGCGGTGGCGACAATACCTCTACTGATACCGGCGGCGACGTTACTGGCGGCGATGGCGGCGATAGTACTACCCCCGGAGGAGACGGCATCGGCGGAGACGGCATTGGCGGAGACGGAACTTCTGGAGACGGAGACGGCGGAGGAGACGGCAACGGTGACGGTGACGGCGACGGTGACGGAGACGGGAACGGAGACGGGGATGGCAATGGGAACGGAGCCGGCGTAGGTCTCCTTGCAGGCGGCGGCAACTACACTCCAAAGTGGGGCGAGTTGTTTGAGTACACGACTATCACTCCGTACCTACCCAAGCAACTGGAACCAGTACGACAATACATTGCTAAAGCTAGAGGAATGCTATCATGAACTACACGGACCTAGTCAACGAAGTCCTGATCCGTATGCGAGAAGACACCGTAGACTCCATCGGCGGAAGCCGTCTTACTATCACCGACGATCCGGTGGTAGATATCGTCAAGCTGGCTATCAACGACGCCAAGCGACTTGTCGAGGACTCTCACACGTGGAATGCTCTGCGTCATGACTGGACATTCACCAGTGTGGCAGGGACTCACACATATCCCTTGACAGGTGCCGGAAACTATGGTACAATAGATACTGTATACAGCAGTAATGGTACAGAGTTACGTAACGTATCGTTATCGTACATACATAAGAAGTCAGCACAACAGCCTG